GCCACGAGGCCGTGGTGCATGCTGGAGCCGACCGGGCGAAGGGCGTAGTCGAGCGTCTGCTGATGGCCCATCGTGAACGAGTGGCCGATCTGCTTCAGCCGCGTGATGCATTGCCCGCTGTACGGTCGACCCGACATCGGGTTGTAGAAGTAGTGGGCGTAGATCACACCGTCGATGTCGACCGGCTCGAGGAAGTCGTGAACCTCCCAGCCAGGGCTGCGCAGGTCGTCGTAGCCGATCGTGCCGTCGAGAGCAGCGTCACTTGACGTAGCCCTCTGAATGCGGTCCTCGTGGTTACCGCGAAGCAGATGGAGCTCGGGGCGGTAGAGCTTGCGACCACCACGGCGGCGCTTTGCGTTGAGCTCCTCGATCCCAGCGGTCAGCATTTCCATGCCGAGATTGCCGACCTCTACGTCGGCCTTGTACCGACGCCCCTCCATCTGCCTCTTGCCCTTGTCCCACGATGACAGAGACGGCATGTCCCAGTGATCGCCGAGGTGGACGACTACGTCGGGCTTGCGGTCCGCGATGTACTGGCCGATCCACCGCAAGTGATCAAGCGGTACGCCGGGCTTGACCTGTGTATCGGGGATGATGAGATGCGTGCGCATCAGCGAATTGTAGCAGCCAAGACCGAACCGATCACGCCCATAGCGCCGAGCACCGTCGCCGCCGGCAACGCGTAGCGCCATGCTTCGAGCGCACGGATCCTGCTCTCGTGGTCGATGATGTCCTTGGTGTTCTCGGCGGTCGTCACCGAGATGTGGGACAGCTGCCCTCGGATCTCGGAGACATCAGCCCCCACCTCGCCGATTCGGTTGTAGACGTCCTTCATGGTGATGCGCAGTGAACCGCTGTCTGGCTGATGCTCGGCCATGGATTCTCCTTTAGATGGGGATGGCGATGATGTACGGCTGATAGATCCAGCCGCCAGAGCCGGAAGTACCGGAGTAGGAATACTTGCACGTGATCTTCACACGTCCCGCAACGAGACCTCCGATGATCGTCGTACGGGCGAGGCATCCGTCGAAGCTTCGGCTGTTGGCCTGAGCAGAGAAGATGTTGTATGGCGTGGCTGGTGCGAGACGCTCGTTGAGACCACCAGGGCCGTTGTCTAGGTCCTCAACCTGCAGTGTCTGGAACACAGACGCCGAGGGCGGCGAACCGGTAGCGCCGCAGAATAGCTGGCAGTTTCCTCCGAAGTAGACGAGCAAACGACCCGAGGATCCGACGACCACCTCGACGGCGTCGGGAAACTCGAAGCCGGGGTCGGCGTAGTTGGCTGAGGTGATCTGGATCAGCGAACTGCTAGTCACCTCGTCGCTATTGAGGCCACCTCCCTCGACGCTAATGACCGAGAGCCCTGGCACAGACGGCGCAGTCTCGAGGTTGCGGATGCGGCGGCGCAGCTCGCGGTCTCGTTCTTCTTGGCGCAGTGATTCTCTCATGCCACACCGTACGCTGACTTCGCCGCGGTTCGAACATCTTCGAGCTCCACCTGCGTCTCCTCGTAGCCGTCGTCGGAGACAGACACGTCGAATGCCATGATGCGGCACCACTGATCAGGGATGAAATCATCTCCGAGGATCTGCACCTGGTCGCCCTCAGTCCACGCCCCGATGACCGTCTCAGGCGTCGGCTTGAGGTCGATGGTCGGCAAGACAATGGGCATCGACCGACGACCGAACTCCTCGCGAGCCATCGCCTCCAGGGTCGACATTACAGACACATCCTTGTTGGCAACCGAGGTTTCGAGAAGCGGATAGCCGGTCGACGGATTGCCGTAGCTCGTACGGCGCATCGCGTCGCCATCACCAGACCCGGCCGCAGCCACCCACGTCGCCTGTTGTGTGGAGTCGATCGTCCACTCGGCGGTTGTGAAGTGGACGCGCTCATCCCACGGCTGCTCGAGTCGTCTTCCCTTGGCAGGGTAGAAGAAGTTCAGAGTGGGAGTGAACGTCGAGTCGCCATCCCAGTCCACATCGATCGAGAAGTCGAAACCGTCGATGACTGCAGCCAACTGCTCGACTGCCTCAGCGAGCTCCTTGAGCTCCCACGTGCGGTACTCACGCGCGCGAGTCCTACCACTATTGAGGTTAGATACGACCACGCCGATGTCGCCCTGCGGGAGCCCCTGCGCGTCTGAAATCAGATCACGCACAATCGTCAGCTGCTCGGTGTTCGTGTAGACTCGATCTCGACGGATGATCCGCCGGCGGAAGTAAGACCAGAAGCCAAGTGCGCCGAACTCGAGCATGTCGCTGGTGCGCTTCGCTGTCCAGAGAATCCCACCCCACACGCACTGAGGAACGCCGCCTCCATCGCGGATGACGTACAGCGCACGCCGCCCAGGATCAAGCGTCGCACGCTTCGCCTTGGGGTGCGTGCGATGGATAGACCCCGAGAAGGAGCCGGGCGCGTTGAGCACCCGACCCCACGAGACGTTGACGAATGGAATTTCGTCGAGCACGTCACCCGAGAGGAGGTCTGCAACAACGTATGTGTACTTCGCCATCAGGCCGGACCGACGTCAAAGATTTCAAGTGAACCGTTGTCGGCGGAGTTGGCGAGGGTGATCGTGCCCGACCCCGCCCAGCGCTGAGTACGACACTTGATCGTAGTTGAGCCAGACAGTCCAGAGAGAGTGACCTGAGCGGTGGCCTGCGCACCGGCACTCGCGACCGCGATGTGGCAAGACCCCCGTCGCAGCACCGTGTTGCTCGCGTTGCAGATGTCGAGACGCACCACGTTGTCCGCAGTGGTCGACGAGAACAAGCCGTAACTGACCGCCTGGTAGAGACGCCCCGCGACAGCCGTGAAAGTCACGGATAGCCCGGTCGCATCGACCACGGTTGTGATCGGAGTCTGGTCTACCGTGGCAGTGGCCGAGGCGACACGGCCCCAAGCCACGTTCCAGGGACGAACCAGCGTGCGCAGGCTGGTAATGTTCGCCGCCACGATAGTCGTCGCTCCGGCAGCGACAGTCACACGCGCGAGTGGCAGATGGTTCGGGGGAATGGTCGGATCGACAGGCGAGGGCGCAGGCGTACCTTCCACCACGACGATTGCGGCGTCGTTGTTGGAACCTGCGTAGAAGGCGTCGCGGACCCTCACGCAGACGATATCGCGACGTGGGTTGGTAGCGTCCGACGCCGAGATGGGGACGTTCAGCGTGGCGGTGTTGCGCACGATGTACTGGCCTTGGTTGGTGGCGTTGTCGCCGAGTACGACCGCGCGGCCCGCGGCCACGTTGACGCTCATGTTCGGCGTGCCGTTCTGAGTCACCGCCATATCGGTAGGCTCGCAAACGCCCTCGGACGTGGAGCCGAACAAAGCAGCGACCAGAGTCCGCTCGTTCTCAGCGGTGTGGTCGGTCCGGTTCTGGAGCCACAGAGGTGGGTTCGAGACTGTCATGATTCTCCTTGGTCAGAGCCAAGCGTCGCGGTAGCGGAGTTCAACCGTACCACTGCCTGAGCCAGCTTGGAAGCGCACTGTGTTGGAGCCGGGGACGAGCGGCCACCAGACTCCTCCCTTCGCCGCGTAGCGAGAAGCGGTGCCGTTGAGCATGACGGTCTTGGCGACCGTGTCGACCTCGAGGTAGTCGCCTGCGGCGACGGCAATCGTCATTCGCAGTGTGCGGTCCGTCGTCTCGTTGGTCAGCACGATGTTCGTGAGCGGGCCGTTGATCTTGAACGTCGGGTACGTGGGCATGCTGCCCTCGTTCACCACGTTGAAGGCGCCGGATGTGGCGGTGCCACCCCAGCCATAGTCGAAGTTCTTGTTGAAGCCCCTGCCGGCGACCGACGACCCGAGGAACAGGGTGTTGACCTTCTCAGTGTCCGAGTACCACAACGGGTCGCTCGCGAAGAACTGGACCGGCGCCTCTGCACGAGCGTTGACCAGCATGTCGAGATCGACATCGAGACGCCGCGGGCGACCGTAGAGGCGACGCGTCGGGTAGCCGGGAAGCTTGACGCGTAGGATCGCCCGATCGTTGACATCCTCGGCCTCGACCGCGGGCATGTGCCATGCTTTGAGCAGACGCTCGACGTTCTCCATGACTGCCTCGACCGTGTCACCGCGCACCGCGATGTCTGCCGAGAAGACGCGACTCTCGAAGTACTCGGAACTGAGCGAGGCGCCGTGGTCGAACGGGTTCTCGTTGTTGACCGTGCGGATCTCAGGCAGGCCGACGCCTCTCCAGCTCCTGACGATGAAGTCGGTGCCGGGACCGAACACCTCGTTGGTCGTGCTGATGTCAAACTGGTAGTCGTTGAGGCTCATCGTCCACTCGTCTTCCATGCCCAGACCGCCTCGCGATTTGAATCGCGAAGCGCCTTGCGGGGATTGTATGCCGTGATGTTCTGGGTGACCATGACATTCGGCGCGGGCCGGCCGCCGTTTGAATGTTGCTCGCTCTTGCTGAGCACACCGGCCTGGGCGAGCAGCGCGAAGCCGCGGGCAGGGTTGTCGGTCGGAAACACGACCTCGGCTGCTCCGCCTTCGCCGATCATGGCGATCGTCGGCCGATCGACGATGCCGCCCTTCGCGAAGCGAGGAATGCGCGGCACGCTGAACGTGTTACCACCGATCGTGTGGCCGAACGCCTCGATCTTCGGCAGCGTGAACGACAGCGAGTTCCACTTGTCGATGATCCAGTTGAGCGCCGACCTGAAGGCTTCCCTGAACCCGTCGAACAAGTTCGATGAAGCGCTCGAGATCCTGCCAGGCAGGCCAGTCACGAATGCGACCAGGTCGTTGAGGCGGTCACGTACCCAGTCCTTCGCGATCGAGATCCCGATACTGATGCCGTTCCACAAGCCGGAAATGGTGCGCGAGATCCTGCCAGGCATTGCGAGAACGAAGCCGACAATGTTGCCGATGTGCGTAGCCACCGACTCGGCTACGATGCCAAGCACGTTCGCGATGCCTTGGATGACGGGCCACACCCGCTGGCTGATGAAGTCCGCGACCATCTTGAGGGCAGGCCAGACAACGTTACTCCAGACCCACGCGAGAGTCTTCACGTGAAGGACAAAGACGTCGGCGATGAAGCCCGCGACCTTCTGGAGAATGGGCCAGACGGTGTTCTTGAGGAAGTCTCCAACCTTCTGGACTGCAGAGCGGAACCAGTCCACGTTCTGGTAGGCCCAGATGATCCCAGCAACCAGCGCAGCGATCGCAGCTCCGATCAGGAGGATCGGCGCGACGGCGGCGATAGTCGCAACCGCCGCAGAGCCAGCAGAGATGGCCCAACTGGTGAACGCAGCGACGAGGCCCACACCGATAGCGGTGGCGATACCGATCAGAACGGGCTTGTTCTTGACGATCCACTTGCCCAGGCTTACCAGCGCAGGAACAACCTTCGAGGTCAGTGTGCTCGCAACCGGCTTGAGCGCCTTCAGCAGGACTGGGCCGATCTCCTTGAAGGCGGCGACGACCTGGTCCCAGACCTTACGAAGACGGTTGCCGATCTTCTCCATCGTGCCGGCGAAACCGCTCGCGGTGATCTCGTCACCGCCGGATGCGAACGCTGCGAAGAATGCTGAGAAGGCTTCGGACACCGTCGAGACGACCGGAACCAGCTTGTCCATGAGACTGAGCACGCCGCCGAAGACCTTGGTCGCGAGCGGCTCGATGCCGACGAGGACGTTGTTCTTGATCCGAGTCCACTTCTCGCCGAAGCCCTCGGTGCGTCGAGCGCTGTCGTCGATGGCGCCGCCTGAACCCTCGAGCTCGGCAATGAGGTCAGCGATCTCGAACCGACCTTCACGGATAGCAGCCGCCAGATCGGGACCGGCCTTGGAGCCGAACAGCTCGACCGCGGCCATGTTGGCCTCGCCCGCCGTGCCCGCGTTCTTGATGCTCTCGGTCACCTCAAGGAATGTCTTGACAGGGTCCTTGCCCTCCTTCGCGATCTTGCCAAGCGACCTGCGGAGCGCGCCCATGACGAGATCGGAGTTCACACCCTCCTTCTCGAACTTGCCGAGGATGGCAGAGGTGGCCTCGAAGCTGAACCCAAGCTGGCGCATCGGCGCGCCGAACTTCACGATCGACTCGGACAGAGTGGTGAGGCCGATGCCTGTCGACTGGGTCGTCTTGTAGAGGACGTCGAGTGCCTTGCTCTGGTCCTTGCTCGCGATGCTCCAGTCGCCGAAGACGCGAGTCGTCCCCGCGATGGTCTCCTTGATGTCCGTCCCCGTGACGCGTGCGAGGTCGATCATCTGCTTCGACATGTCGGACAAGGGCTTGCCCGTCAGGCCGAGCCGGGTGTTGAGCTCGCCGATGGCCGTCGACGCCGTGGCCATGTCGGTCGGCACACTCTTGACGACTTCCTTGAAGTCGGCCTGCAGCCTCTTGAGCGCTTCGCCACTGGCGCCAGTCGCTGTGATGATGTTGTTCTTGGCGTCGTTGAAGTCCGAGCCGACCTTGAAGAGGCCAGCACCGATGACAACGCCAGCGGCAGCGGTCCCGATCGCCATGACCTTGGCGGCCTTGCCGATCGCCGCCATCGAGGCGGCGGTCTTAGAGCCCGAAGTAGCGGCCGTGGCCTGCAGTCCCCGCAGCGACGCACTCGAAGAAGCCACCGCAGCCTTGAGGCTGGATGGATCACCGATGAAGCGGAAGATCGCTGCTGCCATATCAGATGCCCGTGTTCCTGTTCAAGTCCTCGAGGGTCTCCTCCGCCTCGGCCTTGACGTCCTTCTTGATCGCACGCCACGCGGGGAAGACGGTGCGACCGCTCTTCATGCGCTTGCGCTCTGTGTTGCCGCGCGGAGAGCGAGTCGAGCCGCCCCACTCCCACCAGTACTTCTGAGGCTCGTTGCCGCCGAACTCGAGGGTGTAGCTGTCCTGCCGAACCGTCCGCCGGAACGTAGCACCAAGGGCGCCCGTCTGCTTGCTGTTCTTCGCCAGTCGCTTGCGGTAGAGCGCCTTCGCCTTCGCCTCGTGCTGAACCGAAACCTTGCCGGTGAACTTCGCAACTGCCAACGGCAGCTGAGACTGCATCGCAGTCAGTTTGCCGATCGCCGATCGCGTACTCGCCTTGACAATCAGATCGGGCAACTCAGTATCTTCCCTTCAGCTTTGCCTTCAGCGCCTGTTCGGTGCGCTGCCTCTCTTCCTGCTCGATCTGGTCCATGGTGATCCTGATGACTTCAGCGGCGATCGCCTCGACCGCTGGGTCTTCGCTCAGGAAGATTCGAGGGTCGAGGCCAGTGCGGATGGCAACGGCGGCGGCAAGATGTGTTGCGGTGCCGGGCCCATGCCCGGCTGGTCTTCCGGGGAGGCATCGACCTCCTCGGCACCAGTGTCCGGGAGCTCGATGAGATCGAGATCGTCAACCCAGTCGTCGAACGCAATCGTCTTGTCGATGTGGCCGCCCTTGCGCGCAGCGCGGAAGGCGAGGAACGCCACCCACTCCATCTTCACCTCGGCATCGTTCGCCTCGTCGAAGACCGTCGCTGGCACTCCGAACTGCCGCTCGAAGGCGATCATGTCGCCAAGACCTGCCTGAGCTCTGACCTCGAAGGTCTCGCCCTTCCACGTCACCTTCATGCGCTGTTGCATCGTCACCCTCCCGAGTGGATCAGTAGCTGGCCACGTCGTTGACCAGCGTGAACGAGTACGCGTCTGCGTCGGGGCCATCCGCGGTGACCTCGAAGGCGACAGTCAGCTCGACCGGGCCGCCATCGGGGTCGGTGTCCGGGAACTCCGTGGCGAACGTCACGTTGTTCGAGGTGAACGTCAGACTATGAGCGCCGCTGACCCACTCGAGCTCGAGCGAGCCCACGTACGGACGCGCTGACGGCGTGGTGCCGCTGCTCGAGCCGGTCACGTGTTCACGCCAGAGATTGAGGTTGTCGACCACGACGTTGAGCGACCCCGAGATGGTGACCTTCTTGTAGAAGACATCGACGGGATAGGACTGCGACGAGCCGTGGATCGCCTCGGCGTCGTTCGCGATCATGAGCGACCCGCTGCGGACGGTGGCAGCGGCGCCGTCGATCTCGAACGTACCGCCTGCACCACGCAGTGCACCGTCCTTCGGACGCTCGTCGTTGATCGAGGGGTATGCAGACGTGAGGAACTGGTAGCCACAGCCGATGCTCGTGACCTTGAGGCCGAGGGCCTTGGTCCCTTCCCACTCGAGCTCGAGCTCCGAAACTCGAGCGCTGCTGACCTTCCAGTACTCGGATCCCTTGCGGGCGAAGATGGTGAGGTACGGCAGAACGTTGGCGTGGGTCAGGACGTGGGTGTACGGCCCGGAGCCGGTGGTGCTCACGCTGCCGAGCGCGGCATGCAGCAGGAGGCCGATCGACTTGGGCATGGCAACCGTGTCGAAGGCAGCGCCGGGCGTCATCGCACCGCGGTCGTGTCCCTCGGAGAGGCGGCTGCCCCAGCTCTGGCCGAAGTCCTCTTGCTCGACCTCGATCGAGGCGACCGCGCCACCCTTGACACCGATCTGGTAGGTACCCGACGCTGCTGGGGTGTTGAGGTTGACCTGCTTGGACAGCGCGATCTGCGTGAGGCGGTCCTGGACTGGCATGGCGAAAGCTTCTCCTGAGGAGGGTCGGTTCAGTAGATATCGTACAGCGGGATCACAGCTGATGCTGGACGGACCAGCGTGTGATCACACCGTCGACCTCAGGAAGACCGGTCGGACGACCGGGACCGGGGGTCGAGAACATGATGAGGGTCGACTCATCACTGATCTGAGTCGCCCGCTCTGGGTAGTTGCTGCCACGGTTGACGTAGCGCGCGAGAGTCACGAGGGCCTCGACGAGGTCCTGCGGAACGCCACCGTGCCAGTCGGGCCGAGGGCCTTCGACGCCGACGACCTCGTAGAGACCGCCGCGCCAGCCGGCTCGGTTGGGCGCCAGCCCCGTGAGGAAGGAGTCGTTCGCCCCGCCACTGCGCCAGACGCCATTGCCGCCGTACCGCAGGTCGTCGAGGTCGAGCTCGACGCCGTCGACAGTGACGCGACGGAGCTCGACAGGGTAGGTGACGCCTGGGATGATCAATTCCTCTCTAGAAGTGAAGTTGGCTCGCCATGTGCGAGAGAACGCCTGCGGGACCGGCGCAAAGCCGAGCGCGCTGTACGCCCAGACCTCGATCTCCTCGACAAGTCGCAGGAGATTCACCGTGCTCAGGTCAGCCAGCTCGTCGTCCATACGTAGCCGCCAGAGCGGCACGACTCGTTCCTCGCAGATCACCAAGTCCTCGGAACGAACGCGCGTGTACGAGGACCCTGAGACGCTGAACGACCAGTTGGCAACGAGGAGGTCTAGGTCGCTCTGAGGCGGGATCGTTGCTTTGTATACGCCGACGGACTCCTGGGTGACAGAGCTGACACCCGAGACGGTCTGACCGTCCGAAGCGAGAACCTCGAGGGTCGGCAACGAGGCGGCGGGTACGAGCGTTCCGCCCTCGTCCTCGACGCGCAGTCGAACCGTAGCTTCGAGACCCTTGATGATACGCAACGCGCTCGCTCTCCTCTAGTCGAGACGAGGGGTGCCCGAAGGCACCCCTCGTCCACCACCACTGAACACCCCGTTGAGGGTGGGATCAGGACGTGCTCATGTTCACCCGCACGAAAGCACTCTTCTGCAGGATCGCGAAGGCCGCCCGGTACTCCGCCTTCAGAGCGACGAGGCCCTTGAGGAAGAAGTCCGAGTGCTGGTTGCTGGCAGAGACCGCGACGCCGCTCCGAACCCAGAGGACGGCCTGCGTGAAGTCCCCGACCACCGAGGTGCCTGAGGCTGCGAGGTTGGTCACGACCGGGCGGATGCCCCAGACCGTGCCCGGCTCGTTCATGCCGCCGCCGTGGACGTAGTTGCCGTTGGCGTCGCGCTCGAGGACGAGCGCCTCCCAGTCGACGGGGTTGATCACGAACGCGTTCGGGTAGTAGTCGCCGTCGAGGTTCGCGAGGCGAATCTTCGTCAGCGCGCGGTGGATCTGGTTGTGGAGACGGCTGTAGGTCTCAGTTCCGGCTGGGACCGACTGCTGCTCGGCGGCGCGAGCAGCGGCGAGGATGCCGAGGAAGTTCTCGCCGGTGCCGTTGCCGTTCCAGATCTGCTGCTCGGTGTCGCGCTGGACGCCTGCGGCCAGGCGGTTATCGAGCAGCGTCTGCAGCTGACCAGCGTCCATGAGCGCGCCCTCGGTAGCCGGGATCCAGTGACCGCGGCGCTTGACCGTGGTCGTGTCCTTGGTCCAGCCGTACTCGGCCTCGGTCAGCGACGTGCCGTAGGGCTGGCCGGTGACGTTGTCATCGACGACATCCTCGCGGACGTACTCGATGGTGTCCGAATCGGTGGTGCCGACGGTGATCACGTCGAGCAGCCGCACTCGACGCTGCGGAATCGGGACGAGGTCCGACTTGCGATCGGACCAGATGAGCCCGCCGCCGGAGCCGTCGGTGTTGTCGACGGTGGCGTTCAGGCGCAGACCCTGCAGAAGCTCATCGCGGGTCGAGATGGTGACCGGGTCCATCACTGCAGCGCGGGCACCGCCCTGCTCGACTCGAGACTGGAGCAGCTTGAACTGCGGGGTCTGAGCGAGACGAGCCACGATGGTACGAGCCTCGCTGCCCTCGGTGCCCGAGTCGAACACCTTCTCGGCGGCCCAGCCCAGCGCCTTGGAGATCTTCGCCTGGAGAGCAGCGACCTCGTCGCGCTTGGCATCGGCGTGAGTGAAGGCGGCATCGATCTCGTCGAAGACCTCCTTGTCGCCCAGCAGGTCGACACCCGCCGCCCGCTTCTCCTCGACGAGCTTCTGCGCCTTGCTGCGCAGGCTCGCCTCTTCGTTCTTGGCCGCGGCGAGCTTGGACTGCGCGTCGCGGATCTCCTTCTCGAGGTCCACTGTCACTCCTTGTGATCGGTATGGTCTGCACCGTAGCACAGAGCCCGGATGGTTTCCCGTGGCGCTAGCTCGAGCAGCCGCCACGCGTTCTGACGCGCGAGCTCATCTCGGATGGCGCGCGAGTCGGACAGCTCGACGAGCTCGAGCTCGTCATCGGAATCCGGATCGTCGCCGCGGTGCTCGGCGACGAGAGGCATGGTCGTCTCGGGGTTGGCGCCCTTGACGACGACCGAGACCTCGAGGAGCTGGCCCTGGTTGGTCTGAACCACAGGTTCGCCTTGCTTCGTCTGCAGGTTCGTGGTCTTCGTCGGCAGGTAGCCGATGCTCCACTCGCGGAGCGCGCCGGCCTGCGCGGCGAGGAAGACGCTGCGGGCAGTGGGGTCTGAGTCGATGAACAGCGTGGCCTGCACATTGAGCGTCTTGGCCTTGCTCGAGACCTTCGCGTACCCGATCGGGGCGGCGTTAGCGGCCTTCGCCCAGCCATGCTGGTAGAAGACCGGGATGATCCCATTCCGCTTGGCGAGATCCTCATCGAAGGCGCCGCGCTCAAGCTGCTCGAGGCCGTACTCACCCATGTAGGCGTTGCCGTACGTGGCAGCGACGCCACCGAGGATGCCCCGCGGCGGCTCGCCATTCGCCCCTTCGTCGAGGCGCACCTCATCGAGGCAGAACGTGATCTGTCGAGTCTTCATGCTGGCCTCACTGTACAGCGTCGTCTTCCGGAGTTCCCGGCTCGTCTTCGGACGAGGCTTCGGCCTCGGCCTCGGGGTCGACGGGCGGCTCGTCAGGGTCGGTAGGCGGATCCTCGCCGACCGCTTCCTCGGCAGCTGACGCCTCGGCATCGATCTGGCGCAGGTCCTTCAGGGTGACCGGCACCAGACCGAGATGCTCCATCGGCGGAGCGCCCGCAGCGCGGATGACGTCTGCTGGCTCGAAGCCCGAGCGAATGAGGGCGCCGATGACGTTGGCTTGCTCGAGGCCGACGCGGTTGCTCTGCACCGACTCCATCTCCTCTTCCTCAGCGGTCGCGCTCTCGGAATCCTCGCCCTCGCCGAGAGCAGAGCCATCGGCCTTTGTGACCCCGAGGTACGCGGCACCAGGTGTGGTCGCCACCGTGTCGGCCTCTGGG